CCAGCAGCATAACGCGAACGTGTAAGTCGTTGATTTCGCGCTTTAATTCTTCTTTCAGGTTAGCCCGACGTTCAGCGGAAAGCGGGCTATCTGTGGGGACGCCTTCCTTGGTGATAAGGGCGGGCATGGCAGACTCGATCTTAACCAGCCGCTCATTGGCCGACGACACCTGACCCAGCAGCCAAGCTAGGCTCGCTACGATGATCGGAATTACCGCTTTGAGTACGTCTGCCCAAGCCATGCCCCACCTACTTCTTGTTCAAGGCTTCAGCGATAGACGGCACGATTTTTTCGGCGCTGCGCCCAATCACATACCCGCCCAGGCCAAGCTGCACGATGTCCCACAGCTTGAGATATTCAGCTTCCTGAAGGTTGGGCGCGGCAAAGCCAAACCACCGGGCTGTGATAAGGGCTACAAAGACCAGCATGGTGATCGGACGCCAGCTAGAGGCCAGAAAGCCGCCCGCAGCCTCAGTTTTGATGATATCCGCTGCGCCCTTGGCAAGGTCGGTCTGGGCAGCAAGAACGGCCAAATCACCGGTTTGGTAGAGCTTCATAAGCTCCAGCTTGGCCGCGTCCTTCTGGGCCGGATCGGGCCACACGCGGTCAATAACTTTGCCACCGATATCAAGGGCGGCTGAGACGGGATCAAAAGCCATTATTGTTTCATCCCATTTCCGGCGAGCAGCATCATCATGCCGACAACTGCCACACCAATGGCCCAATATACCTTCTGAGCGACCGACTTGCCGATCTGCTCGTACATTTTACGGATAGCCCGGTCTGCCGCGCGTTCCGCGATGGCGTCCATTTCGGCTTCAGTCAGGTTGGCGCTCATTCTGGGGGTGCTTTCTCAGGGGCAAGCTGCGGCTGAACCTGCTTGCGGATTTCGTTGATGATGCCTTCGACCTGTATAAACGGGGCATTGCCCAAGGCGGACATGATGACGTTAATCTGGTCGATGGTAAGGTCGAGAGTCATTAGGCGCTCCAAGGCAGGGGTGGGGTTACGACAGGGGGATTGACCTGATTGGCAATGTTGGTGTCAAGCCAGGACTGGACAGCAGCCTGATCGACGCCGTTGGCCCAGACCCAGCCCTGTACCTGAGCCTGTGTCAGATCGGCATAGGGGGTGTAGGGGTCACCCGCAACGTAAGGCACGTTCACGGTGCCATACTGGGTGGCGCTATAGGTGCCGTCCGTGGCGTTACAGCGCCAGCCGACGGTGAAGACAACATCCGTCTCGCCGTCAGCCTCCGGGTAGCAGGACATATATTCGACGATCCATGTGTATGTGTTGGTCATTATTTATTCTCCAGTGCTGCGAGGCGGGTGGTGAGTTCTTGGATGGCGGCGACGAGAACAGGAATTGTGTCTTGGTAATTTACACCATATTCATCAGGTTCTGTCGCGTCCACGGCTTCAGGAAATGTCTTCAAAATGTCTTGTGCTATTAAGAAGCTGCGCCTTACGCCGTCTTTATCGGTCTTGTATTTACCAATGACTGTACGCCACCCCGCCAGCTTGTCTGTTGCGTTTTCAATTGGTTCAATGATGTCTTTGACACGCTCGTCGGAAACAGCGGTCCACGAAGTCCCGGTTGCCGCTAAATAGACACCGCCCGATGCGCCGGTTTGAACATAAAGTCTTGAGTTTGTATTGTCGTAATACACATACGCCGTTGCTGTGTTGTTATTGCAGAACGTCATGGTTGTGTATTGACCACCAGAATTATCAAGCGCCAATACGTTTTGTGTATTACGAAACACTGCCCGCGATGTTGTGGCGTTGCTCGTCGTCCCCACCAGCAGACTGCCGCTGGTGTCGAAGCGGGCGACTTCGGAGCTGTTGATGCCGAAGTAGATGGGCTGGGCTGCTGCGGCGTTAATAGTGACACCGCCCGCGCCGCTGTTCTCAACCAACAAACCATTGGCTCTATAAACTCCAGTCGGAGTAAAGCCGCTGCCAAAAAGTTGGAACTCGCTCGTCGTAGTTCCGTTCCTTAAGCGATAACGAGTAGTTGCCGATGCGCCGCCATCACTGTTCAAGATAGCGACAACGGAATTGCCATTCTGGTTCTGCGTAATATCCAGCACGTTGCTCGGCGTCATGCCGATGCCGAGAGATTTTGTCGTACTAATCCCAGTCCAGCCAGAGCCATTTGCAAGGCGCATAGTTGTTCCGCCTGATCCGACCATTTCCCCAGCGGCTTGTGAGCCATCGGAAAGATGACCCGCAAAAGCACCAGCATACCGATTACTTGCGCCGCCGATGTTATGCGTAGCGTCTGCGGTGGGCTGGACGTTTTGGGTGTTGACGGTGCCAGTCAGTGTCGGGCTTGCGCTCAGCACCATATTGCCTGTGCCGGTCACTGCATTGCTCAAAGTGACGCCGCCGTAGGTAATAGCCGCATCAAACTGCGTTGCGCCAACGTGCCTGCTCGTCGTCCCCACCCACAGAGCCTTCTGCGTGGATATACCGCCCGCCGTGATGATCGAGCCGGTAGTGGCTGAAGTCGCGTCAGTCGTTAGCGTGGAGCTAATGCCCTGCGCGAAGGGGACGCGGGCCGTGGTCGTCGTCTGCCCGTCCTTCGTGATCGCCGTGGACAAGCCCGTAGCCAGGTCCGCCGTGAGCGCGTTAAACGCCGTGGATGAGATGACCGTGCCAGTGACCACTGGCTGGCCACTAGAATTTATCTGAAAAACGCCGCTGCCGTTGTAGCTCAATGTGATTACTCCTTAAATTTGTGTGATGCGGGGCGGGTCATGGGGTGAAGTCTTCGTAGTTGGGGCGGGTGGCTTGCCCGGCTGCCAGCGTTGAAACATTAACCGCGTTTGCGTTGTTCTTAAGCAATTCAGCCAATTTTGCCGCCCGTGTAGCGTCAATCGCTTTTCTGCCTACCCCAGCAGCCTTGCCAGCATAATATGCGCCTTCGCCAACCAGACGCGGTGATGCAAGGGCAAGACCAGCTAAAGTGGAAGGGGCAAAAAGAGCCGCCACTCCGCCAAGGCCGCCCGTGACCGCTCTAGCCATTCCACGCGGCAGTGGTGCGCTTAAAGACTGACCAGCTAGGGTGGGCAAAAGATTCTTAGCGCCATTATCAATGATATATTGAGCTAAAGCGGGCCGAGCAGACTGATTACTAGATACGTTGTTCCGCAAAATAGACTGCAATTTCCTTATAGCAGTATCAGAACTTGCTTTGTCGCCAAGGGAAAAAGTCCTTTGAACATCGTTATAGAGATCGTCTGCCTCCATAAAGTCTTTCATAACTTTAGCGTATTCTGGGTATTTATCGACAATTTGCTGTTTTACGGCATTATAAACATTGCCAACAATTTTTGACCCAGGCGAACCAGGCTTTGTCAGAGCAGACAAGTCTTCTTCATAAGCAAGATTGCCAATCTTCTTTTTAAGTGCGTCCAAACCTTCTGCGGTATGGAACTTACTTGGGTCAGATTGACGCCAATCATCAACAACGCTTTGAATAGCTTCCTTTACCTTTTCAGCACTGCCGGAAATTGTTTTACCTTCAAAAGAGCCAACTTCAGAAGATTTTTTAATAGCTGAATCAATGGGGTCGAAATCAAGGGCTTCGGTTTTTCCGCCAATTGCTTTGGCAATCCCAGCTTTATATTCAGCCGTTTTTGCCGCCCTGGCATTAGCAAGGGCGTCCTGTGCCAAATCAAGCGCATCGCGCGGGCTTGCTCCGGCCTTAAAATCAATCCTTAACTGGTCTTGAAACGCCTTGGCGGCAGAAGCGGCTTCTTCACCGCCTACAACTGACCCATAGCCAGCCTTGGCAGCTTCGCGGATAGACCCGGCTTCGGCACCAGTTGTGAACCCAAGGGCATTAGAAACACTGGGTTCAACAGCCTTGCGGTTAACAAACCCCCCTACTTTTCCAAGCAGCGCAGCAGTTTTCTGAGGCAATGTCACGGGGTTGATAGCGCGGCCAGCCGTAGCAACCATTTCGCCCGTTCGGCCCAATTTACCAACCGTTCCCAACGCTGGGGCGACGATTGAACCTACATCGAGCGCCATACCGCCTGGATCAGTAGCCATTGTATTCTTGATATTGCGGTAATTGCCGTAGCGGTCATACAAAGCGTTTTCAACGGCTTGGATGGCTGATGTGTCATACGCCGGGGCGCTGCCGCGATACTGTTCAGGCGAAAGATTTCGGACTTGCTGAACCGCGCCAAGCCCAATATTTTTCACGCCAGAAAGAATGTTTTGAAAATTTTGTGCCTGTTGTTTGTTTTCTTCGTCCGTGCGTAAGAAATCAGGCTTCATAACTTCCCAAGCCATACTAGGCACAGCTTTGGCAACATCAACGGCAGCGCCAAGGGCTTGTCCCGGCAGTTTTTTAAGGCCAGCCATTGCTGACTCGCCAAGGGAAAGTTCTGGGTTTTTGGCCTTGGGTAGCTGTGCCACCTTGGCTTCGGCTGCCAGTAATTCAGCTTCGTCCGCTGCTGTCCAAGCCATTAGTTTGCTCCCGCCGCTAAAGCTGCGTTTGCCGCAGCGAGCCGCGCTCTTTTACCAGCTTCCGAGTTGTCCACTGGCTTATCGGGAATTACCGCTCGCGGTTTGTTAAATTTGTAATAATCAGCCGGGTAACCAGTGCTTCCTTCAATACTTTCCCTTGAATATCCAGAACTCATTTGATTGTTAACTGCTCTATTCATAGCATTTTCTTCCAACTGGCGCTGCCGCTCAAGGTTGGCCTGTATCGTGGTTGCGTCCATATTGGGGTTTACTGCAATTTTAAACCATTCTTCAATTTCGGACGGCGTAAGAGATGCGCCATACAATTTATTACGTATTTGCCCAGCCTTTGTGTTGTAAGCATTCCACCACTGAACTGCTGGATCATTTTCGCTGTATTTCTTTTTCTGGGCCAAAACGTAATCACCGCCAAAACCAGCAACGCCCAATTTTGTGTATTCCGGCTTAAAATCGTCTTTCAAGGATTTTGTTACATCATAAGCCGAGGCTTTGTCGGCCAATTCACCGGCCACCCTTGTGGGAAGCGCCTTCGGCACTACGCCGCCTTCAACAACTCTGTTTCCTTGCAAAGAAAGGGCGCGGGCCTCTGCGTTAGTGCCAAAAAAGTTGGTGGTCTTGCCATCTTTGCCTGTAACTGTGTAAGCCTTTGACGGTCCGGCAGCCGTAACCTGACGAAGTGCAACAGAATCCGCGTGGGCTTGCCGCCTAGCAGCAGCTTCTTCTCTAGCAACCCTGTCGGCTTCTTTTGCGCGTTCGGTGCGATATTGCACATCTTCATCGCGCTTCTTTGCCTCGAAAGCTTCTTGTCTGTTTAACCGTTCTTGGGTGGTCAAATACCGCGTATCTTCCACTTCATTTTGCATATTCTGCATATACATAGGCGCAATTGCCGCCATGCTGGGGTGCGTTGCCATAGCAGCCATAATGCGATTGGTCTTTTCCGACCTGCTAAGTTTCTGCCCAGGCGTAAACGTACCTGGGACATATGCTCCCATGTTGCTTGCCTCGCCTTCCGGCATAAAGGATGTAGCCCCGCGCGGCATACCAATAGGCATGGTTTTGCTAGGTTGTTCTGACGGGAGATAATAGCCTTCCGTCTTAACGTCAGGCTTATCAGCCAAGCTAGCAAATATGTCGCTAACGTCCTTGGTTTCCTTAGCCTTAGCAGCGGTCAAGGCTTCATCAGCCTTACCGCCCATATACGCGCCCATAAACTGACTGAGCGCCTTGCCTAAGCCACCGGCAACGGAAGGCTGGGCTGCGATGCCCTTATAGGTCAGGACTTCGGGCTGCTGCTGGCCCTGCTGCATCAACAATTCGGCCAGCTTCTGCCGCTTGGCAATGGCCGCCGCCTGAGCCTCATACGGCAAGCCTGACAGGTCTTCACCCTTGGTCAGGCTAGTGAATGCGTTCTGGATAGGATTGACAACATATTGATTGAAATATGATTCTTCAGCCATTTTAGTTACCCGGAATCTTAATCATTGGGGTCGATGCAACAGCGGCAAGCGGGTCAGGTCTATTAGACATATAGCCAGAAACGCCCTTCAGGAGCGCGTTTCCAAAGCCTGCCGCCGCCGAAGGCATGGCGTGGATGCCCTTATAGGCGGTGGTTTCCAAACCACTGTCGCCCTGGGCCTGAAGCAAAGCGGCCAATTTCATGGCCTTAGCTTGGTCTTCCGGCGTGGATGGGGCGGTCAGGGATGTCTTAATGCTTTCCCACCAAGGCTTTTCGTCAGGTTCAGCCATTGAAAGCCTCCAATATCTTCATAGATGGAGCCAGCGCCGACTTCAAATCGGCCATGTTGACTGCATATTTAGCATAAAATTCAGGGTATTTCAGCTTTGTCCAAGCCACACGGTCAGCCGACTGGCCCAAATAGGCGGTGCAATCATAGCAATCTAGGCTCGTGTGCTTGATGGCATAGTGGTCAGGTAAAGCGGCCCGGTGCTGGAGGATGAACGCGAAGACCTGCTCCGCCGTCCATGTTTCCAAGGGCTGGACGAAGGTAATGCCATCGACAATTGAGCCGTCCACAGCAGTAGATTTATGGTCTTCGTCTAGCCGCTGGCCGCGCACCAGGCTGGTAATCCCACGGTCTTTAGCCGCCTTGAGCAGCGGAACGGCTATATTCTCATGGCAGCAGCTAAAATATGTCTGGATTTTGACCGGCTTAGGACCAGTCATGGTCATACCAAACACCGTCCAATCGACGGGAACGACATCAGACGGGATGCCAGTCCGCTCAATCTGGGCTTGCTGGTCAGACGGTATTTCAATGAATTCTTTGGCTTCTGCCTTTATTTCGTTAACGATTGCAATGGTTTCCGGGTAAGCCTTGCCGGTATTGACCCACAGAACGACAGGCTGCTGCTCGCGGTACATATACCAGCAAGCCAGCGAGTCTTTACCGCCTGAGAAAGCCAATCCTAGCATCAGAACGCCATACCTGCCGCACCGGCAACGCTGCCGAGCATACCCATCATGCCCTGATTGTTAGCCGCCGCCTGATTAGCCTGGATACCGTATTGATCCATCGCGGCCTGACCCTGCTGTTGGACGCCTTGGAAGACGGGCGCAGCCTGAATGTTCTGGCCGGCGTATGACTGGAACTGCGGGGCTTGTATCTGCGACCCGCTCATTAGGGCGCTGATCTGGTTCAGGGGCTGGTTATACAAGCCAAGCTGTTGAGCAAGGGCTTGCTGAGCAGCCGTATTTCCGAACTGGGCCGCGCCAAGGTTCTGGTTAAACTGCTGGGCGGCAGCCTGATTATACAACCCAGCCGAAGCCCCGGCCTGACCGTAATTCTGGCCCATTGCGGCATTGGCTTGGTTCTGCGAACTCATGGCTTGGCCGTAATTCTGGCCGATAGCTTGGTTCAGAAGCTGCTGGGAACTCATGCCCTGCCCATAGTTCTGGGCAATGGCCTGATTGCGAGCTTGGTTGGCCTGTAAGCCCTGCCCAAAGTTCTGGCCGATAGCCTGATTGCCCATCTGCCGCGCTTGGGCGGCCTGACCAAAGCCCTGACCCAGAGCGGCATTATACAGCCCAGCCTGACCCATAGCCTGACCGTAGCCCTGCTGGTTGGCGCTCATGTCAAGGCCAATGCCCTGCAAGGCAGCCTGACTAAGCAGGTCGTTTTGACCCTGCTGCTGCTCGCGCATGGCGTTGTTCCACGCCTCAGACCCCGGCGTGATGCCCTGATTGGCAAGCTGCTGGGCAGTAGCGGCAGACTGCTGGGCAAGCTGCGGCTGGAGGCGGTTCATAATGGCCTGTTGACCTGTCATGCCCGCATTGACCGGCATTCTAGCCACCCCGGACATATCCGCGCCGGTCCTTAGATTGCCGTACTGGTCGGCATTGACGCCCTGCGCCTGACCATAAGCCCCGGCGTCCACGCCCTGCGCCATGCCATACTGACCAGCCCCAACGCTCCCAGCCTGACCATACGCGCCGGGGGCAACGCTACCAGCCATGCCGTACTGGCCCATGGCAGGTCCATAATTGACCGGCATCTGCTGGCCAAGAGAAGTCTGGATTTCAGGGCCTCTGTATTGGAAAGGCGTACCCATGACGTTCTGGGCAGTCGTAATGCCCTGCTGGCCTAGATCGGCAAGGCTGCGCTGAACGCGCTGCTGAGATTCAAGCGTTCTCTGCGCTTCAGGCGTCAGCGTCTGGGTGACGGTAGGCTGCATATCGCCAGCCGTCGTAAACTGTGAAATATCAGGTGCCGCGCCTTGATCTATGGCATTGCCATACTCGTCCCGCTGGCCCTGCTGGTTTTGATAGTTCTGCATGGCCTGGTCATAGCCAGCCTGATCTACCTTTTTAGACTGGTTATATGTAACCGTCTGATTGCCATACGGGCTGATGATATTAGGGTTGCTGAGAACTGCGGACTGGCGCGCGGCATCAACATTGGCCGCACCCTGAGCAGTAGCTGCGGCAGCGTAATTAGGCGCTGCGGGCGGCGGCGGTGCTGAACTTTTTCCCATAACGATCTCCTAAAAACCTGCAATACGCTTTTTTAAGCGTATAAATTACTATGTCACCTTCGGGGCTTGCGTCGGCTATTCTGCCTTCTTCCGCAAACCCCATTTTTTCAACCAATTTCATACTCTTTGCGTTTGTACTTCCGACTGGCAATATCACCTTATCGACATTGCAAACGTTGTAGGCGTAGTCAAAAACCGCTCCAAGATAGGCTGGCGTCAAACGCCCTTCGATGCCCATGTGAGCCATAATTGATCGGCCATTCCAGTTCTCGTACAATACTCCCGCAATAATCTTGCCGTCTTTTACTAATCCAATAGCGGTATCACCTTCGTGATAGACGCCATTAATTTTCTCAGCCACCCATCTTCCGATGTGCGGCCCGCTAACTATACGCCCGCCCATCCGGTTTGATACACCACATCTGTTGAAGCCCATTGTATCTGGATGCCGCTGCTCGCCGTCTTCATCTGTAGACCGCCACAATAGCCGATGCCCGTAATGCCCAGCCATGTGTTCTGGATCGCCAAGTCAGCGCCCCACAGGGCCGTGTCCCAAGTGCTTGTCGCCGCATCCCAGATGCCGTAGGACGAGCCTGTAAATGTTACAGGGGCCGTGGTATCGGACGTATCGAAGTCAATATTCATGCCCATGCCAATGGTCGGATTGCCATTGCTGAAGATGCTTGGCCTGGCGCGGGTAAAATACTTCTTGACGCCGCGAGCGCCTAGATAGTTGAACGCCTGGAGCGTGGTTGTTGTGATATTGCTGGTGTCATCTATGTACGCATCATCCCAGGCATGGCCGACATAGCCATCTGAGCCAAAATAAGGCTCTTCGCCAAGCGTTTCCCAGCAATATGCTGCCCAGCCTATAAATTGGCACCAAGACTTTGTGATGGTGTTCATAACGTACTGCTGCTGCTGGCCGTCAGCCACTGGGACGTTGATCCAGACAGCGTTAAACTTGGCAGTGGCATAAATCTGCCATCCGACATCAGCGTGGCTTCCGCCATATTGGGTTGTCGCCGCCGTAATCGCGCCCTGTATCTTGTCAGACAGGGCAACACGGGGGTCTAGGCGGCTGGATTGCAGCGATGCGGCAAAGGGCATCAAGCCGTCATATGTCAGTACCAACAGGTCGCCGCCCCATTTGAGCATGGAACGGGCGCTAACTGGCGATCCCATGTTCCAAACGCCAATCAGGGACCATGTGGCCGCGCTGGCCGGGTCGGTGCCGCGAAAGACAACAATTTCGCCTTCGCTGGTAATAAAGGCAATGTTGTCATCAACACCATAGCCAGCGTCAAGCGTCCAAGTGTCCAGATCAACTAAGCGACCACCAAGGCGGCAAATAGAACTCATGTCGATATATTGAGCCGCGCCGCCAATTGAGCTAGTTGGCAAATACCAGGCTTTCAGCGTGTTTTTCTCAATAAACCAAACACGGTTCTTGAACAGCGTGATATTGGACAGATTGTTGTCGGTCACGCCCGTAATGGTCGGGTTTGACCAAGTGGTGCCATTGTATAGCAGGGCGTCATCAACGCCATTAACGGCCATAATGTAGCTGCCGCCAGCCGTAGTGATGTTGATGTATTCCCAGATACCGTTGGTCAAGCCAGTGACAACCGGGGAGCCAACAGCCCCCGTTGCAGTCACATCATAAATTTTGCCCGTACTAGTGACGGCAAACATCTTTGACGTTGCGCCGCCGTTGTAGACCATGATGGTCTGGGCTTTGCCATCAAGGCCAGTGGCGTGTTTGAAATAGCCGCCCCGCATAGTCAGGCTGCTGACTGTCGGGAACATATTGATGAGCGTTACTGCGTCTGTAGGCTCCATGTTGGCAAGGCTGTCACGCGCGTTCCAACCGCCCAACGGGGCAGGCAGCGACTGCACTTGAGCCGCTGTACCTTGGACCATGGCGCGTGTGCTAATTGCCATAACCGCTATCCGGGATATTGTCCCATCCGATCAGCACGGAACCTGGGCGCGGGGCGAATGACAGATTAGCCGACGATGTGTCTTGGGCTACGGAAGTGTCAAATTCAACCATGTAGTCGCGGTAGAGCGCAGTTGTGTCGAAGCCCTTGGCTTGGAAGTACTTAAGTTTCGTGGACAGGACCATAACGCGGTCAGGGTAAATGCAGGTATCAGTGTCAACCGTGAAGCTATTCTTCACATCGCCATTGGCTGCCTTCGCCCAACCCTTGCTACGGTACTCAAAGCCCAGATTTTCATTGTTTGAATAACCCGGCCAAATTTGGAAATAGCTACCCAACAAGCGCCAACGGATACGCGGGCCGGTGCTAATAAAGCCGCTGAGAAGCCATTCCCACTGCTGGGCGCTTTCCGGGCCAAGCATTTCCCAATGCTTGCTCTTGTCCCACTGTGTACGCGGCACGATGCTGTCATAGTCAGACGGCAGGTCGTACTTGACCTTCTGGAAATAGATCGTGCCAGCGGTAACGGCGCTGGTCGAGTAAGCCGAGACTGTGACCTGCGTACCAGAATCCACGCTGGTGATGAACGTGGCATTGGGAAAGCCAGTGCCAACGACCATATAAGTCGTGTCCAACCCAGCCGTGGACGGGATGTTGGTAATGGTCAGCGCGGTAGTCGTGTAGTCGCCCGTTGTAGTCACATATTCCGTAAAGAAGCTGTACGGAATGGTAAGTTCGCGCCAATCGGCCTTACGCAGCAATTCGTACCCAGAAGCGTTCATCAACGCAAGAATCTGGATAACGTCTTGGTTCGTATTTCCCGCAACCGTTGTCGGTGTAGGGACGCCTAGTTCATTGGTGACCTGCTGCACCAACTGAAGCATCGTCGTACTGGACATCTACATCTTCCTTGCGTGGCCGACCCGGCTTGCGCTGGGACATGAGCAAAGCCATTTGGGCTTTCAGCTCATCCAATTCGCTACGGGTCTTTGCCAATTCAGAACTACTTTCGGAATGATTCTTCTGCGTAAGGTAATCCCTTGCGCGCTCGCGAAGTCCGACGGCACCCATGCCAATACGCTGCAATTGGGCGTCCGTAGCCGTCGCAACCTGCTCGACGGTCTGGAACTTCAGAATCTGCAATTCTGCCATCTGGTGGTCATTGAGATCATTGGGGGCGTCATTGTT